TTGTTTATTGCAGTTGTGCGCCTAAACATTATCTGGGAATAGCGGTTGTTCTTTTACAACCATTTCACTTTTATCGGTAAGTCCATTTAGCCTTTGAGTTATGCTCGGATTGTACTGCCCAACCATACCTCCTTCAATTTGGTCTTGTCTGATTGTTTCCTTTATATGCGAACAGATATTACGATATTCATTGTAGGCATTATCCGTATTTTGAAAATAATGCAGAATAGTATAGCCTAATTTATGGCAAAAAACGCTAAACCCTTCATTGGTTAATGGTACTTCAAGATGTTCATAGTCTTTCTTTCCGTCTTTGCCTACAAACACCATTTTCTTGCGTGGTTTACTTTTGGTTTCTTTAACGTATGCCTCAAATAACTCCCACATTTTTTCAGGTGTTTCTATGTATTTATTTTTTCCCATTTTTCCTCCTCCATATTCTGTTATGTACTATATTAAAATAATATTCAAAGTTCGGGTTTTCTGTGAATGGTGGCAAATACTCATCGACTGCTCGGCTCACAGGCTCAATGCCTTTAAAAAATCCGAATGGCATATTGAACTTATTAGCGCAGTCATCAATGACTAACCACTTTTTAGCTAAATGTGCATAGGCTTGTAAGTCTGAAGTGATTACATCGTAAGTATGGCCTCCGTCAATGTAGACAATATCATAAGTTTCCTTTTGAATAAAATCTATAATTGCAGGCTCGGTGCTTAATCCTTTAACAATAACAGGTTGTTCGAGTTCAAACATCTTATGCAGGAATTCAATGTCATTCTCATAGTCTGACTCCCAATGTCCATCTGTGTTGTCCAATGGTGTAACTCCTACAATGTTAACTTGTTTGCCTTTTTGGTTTGCCAGTTCACGAATCAATGCAAGTGTTTGTCCTCTAAAAACCCCTATTTCTAAGAATGAGAATCGTTTAGGCATCGTATCAATGATGAGATTCCACATTTGATAGAATGCACGTTCACCGAAGCCGAATGCGTTTTGCTCAACAAAATCCCTCAAGTCTTTTAATCTTGGGTTTGCATTTACTGCAGCATTGAATTGCTCAACTATTTGCTGATTCCATTCCTGCGTGTCTTGGTATGTTTGTTTTATCTTATCCATTCCATGTTTGCTTTGCCATTCCCATGTATAAATATAGGCATATTCCCATAATTTGTTATAAATGTGCCATCTATAAATGAATAGTCATTGCCTGTTAATCCACATAAAGTTTGAAATGCTAATCGCTTGGTATCAATAGCAAGGTTGTTATCCAATACTTTTTTGGTTAGCCATCTTTGGTCATCATCAGTTTCCTGTGGTGGGTCTAACTGATACATATTGCAAAATAGTTCTTTGGTCATGTAATATGTTCCAGAGTTTACAAATCTATACTTGTCAATGTTTGGGTTTATTTTTTCGTATGCCTCATATCTTTCTAACATTGCTACATCAGGCCAACAATTTACCTCTGAAGATATTAAGGCAGGTTTGCCATTTACTATTTCCATTAATTGCTCTGGTGTTCCTTTAACCACAACATCATAAGCATCAGCAAAAACAAAGTCATGTATATCTGTGGTTGTTAGGTATTCATATAGCTTTACAAGTTTAGTCCCGAATCCTCGCCATGATGTTCTTATAGGTGTATATTCCCACCCAAACTTATTGGCAGATTCTTCTAACATCTTTGCCCTATTATAATCATCGCATACTGTTATGAGTTTCATATTGCCACATAAGGGTTAAGCCTACCCATTAATATATCATCTTTTAATCGGTTGAACTCTGCCATATCATTCCCTGCAAGTCTTTCCTTTTCTTTTTGGTATGGATTCTCGCCTGTGTCGATATGGTCAATCTCAATATGTGGCAGGAAACTATTTCTGAATCCTGATACTTTGCACCTAACCGCAGCGAGTGTGTCATCAAATCCGTATATGCCAGGCTGCATCATGCCTCCAATTTTATCAATTAGTCGGTAGTTATACATTTGGCAAGTTCCAATAACGTGAGCCACATCCTCAACTATTATCCATCGTTGACCTTTGTAGTGAGGAAGCATCCGCAGTTCTGACCTATACATATCATTGCGGAATGGGTTTTCCATCAGGTCTTTTCTTTTTAATCCAAGTATGCCAATTAATGGGTCACGTTCAATAGCCTCCTCCATTTCATCAACCCAGTTAAGATAGTTAATGTCAACATCGTTGTCCATCTTTATTAGATGTTGTTTGGGTTCTCTCTTTGCCCATGCCTGATTGATTGCCTTTGCCGTTCCTACATTCTCGGTGTTGGTTATAACCTCAAATGGGCAAGCCTTTAACAATTCTTTGGTTTCTTCGCATGAAGCATTGTCCACAATTATAATTCTGTGGTCTGTAACTGTATGCTCTAAGCATTCAAGAGTTACTCTCGTATATTTACTTCTTTGATTTTCTTCGGTGTCGAACACCGCCATTGCTATCAGGCTCATTTTGAATTGGGTTTATAGGGTTTTCAGATTCATATTTATTTAAGAATCGCAGCATATTCTTAAGGGTTTCCAAGTTGCAACCTGGACAAGTTCCTGGCCGTATGCCTGTTATTTCAAGTATTAACTCCCTTAATCTCAATAGCTGCTCTGTCTTGCCTATCCATTCGGAGTTAGATTCAAATATCTGTAATAACTCTTTAAGCGTATGCCTATGCCCTGTGTCGGCACATAGGTCTGCATATATGTCTTTATATGTTCTCATATTTTAAATAAGAATCTTTTTGCTACCATACCCAAGTAAACTGCATAACCACCATAACTTAATATGGTGATAAGGTCTTTTAGTTCTGGTAAATAAATTAAACAGGCCATTGCAATAACTGATGCCCAGAATGATAAGCAAGTGGCACAATTAAATGGTTTAAAATCCAACCAATCGGGGATGGATGTTAGCGACATAAACACCACAACCAGTAGTGATATGCCAATCATAAGTGTTAATTCAAACATTGTTTATAAATATTAAATCGGGTTTCTGCTATGTGTTTAATCTCAAAAGGTTGTACTGTTTCATATAACTTCTCGGCAAGGTCTGCAATCATGTTTGGGTTTTTTAGCAACTTAGTCATTTGCTTATACCAATCGTTCTTGTGGTTTACCTGCAAACAATTATCAGCTATTATCTCACTATAAGGCCACACATTTGAAACAATGGCTGCCTTCTTTTTAAACCCTGCCTCCAACATCTTGAGGTTTGATTTCATATTATTGAATCGGTTGTTCCTCAATGGTATCAATGCAACATCAATAGCCTCATAGAATAAAGCATATTGACTAACATCGCAGGCTGCATAGTAACTAAACTGCTCTGGCTTCGCTATACCTTTTGCAGTTAGTATTCCTGCCATTGCCTGACTTGTCATATCTTGAGATTCAAAACCGCCATATACTATTTTAAAATTATCGTGATTCTTATACATACCGAGCAATGATTCAAACATTTCCAACACATCCTCAAAGTGAGTTACTGACCCTGACCAACCGAAAGTGGTAACATCTTGTTGCCTGTTATGTATCTTGAATTGTTCTTCGTTTGTGTCTATTCCGTTCGGTACGATGTAAACATTCTTTTGTCCAAGTTCTTTTTTTATAGCATCTGCAAGCAATGAATGTGTAGTGGTTACTGCTAACGCACCTTTGGCAGCAGCAGCGATTTGCCCAGAGTGATTCATTTTCTTTGCTGCCTGCCTCAAAACGTGCCATTCGGGAATGCGGTAGTCATCATCTAAGTCAAGTATATACGGAACACCTGCTTGTTTTAGTTTTTGGATAACCCCTTCCTGATTGCCTGTCTTACTTATGAATCGGTTTGCAACAACCAAATCATGTGCTTGCAAGAAGTCTATTTCTGCCGTGTCGATTTCGTTTACCTGACTTATCTCAACTGCATGATTTTTACCCATATTTCCATGCGGAATCCATAGCCTGTGATAATCCACACCGCTTAATTTTGGGTATTGGGTTATGATTAATACTTTCATTGGAGTTGTTTTATTTTTTCTTTAACCATTCTAAGTGCGGAATAACTTATGCCTGTGGCTCTTTGTACTTTCTTCATATCACCTAACTGGTTGTAAAGCAACACAACCCTATTTTCAAACTCGGATAGATTGAGCATAAACTTTTCTGCCTCACGGATGAGGTTTTCTTTTTCTTGCTCACTCGTTTGAAATGCTTTAATGTCAATCTGCGGTTTGTGAATGATGCTGCCTAACTTGCCTCGCTTGCTGAAGATATTAAATGCTACCCGATAAAACCAAAAGTTCAAAAACTTTAAATCGGGCAACCTATGCTCTGGCATTTCCAACACTTCAACACATACCTCTTGGAATATGTCATCAGCATAGTTATTGTTTATCCGCTTGCAGATTTCTTTGAAATTTTTATCGGTTGTGATTCTGTGGATTATATGCTCTCGGTTGTTCACCGATAACAAAGTTAATATTTTTTTCTACTGATGGCAAATAACTCATCCTTTGTTAATAAGTTTTTATGAGCATTTTCGTGGCATGTTCTACACAATGCGATTAGGTTATCTGGTGCATCTTGTTCCTCTTTGCGTTTGCTTCCAAACTTTGAACGTGGAATAATATGGTGAATATCTACGGCAAGGGCATTGCATACCTCGCACCTTATTCGTGTACTTTCATCTGCACCTATTGAGGCAAGATAGTTACGGATGTGCCGTTGCATAGTGTTGTTTCAACAACTCATTGTAAGCCTCTGCCTCAACATCTTTCTGTTTGTTGCCCATATTTAACTCTTTAATTTCAGATTTAATGCTTCGCACTTCGGATATTAATGAGGTTTTGTTTAGTCGAGTGTTTAATTCAGCATCCAACCTAACCTGTACATATTCGCATATCTGGTTAAACCTTGCAGGATTAAATGCAATCTTGCCTTGCTTGATTAATTCTTTACAAACCACGTTGCCAAAGTCCACAATGCTGCCAGTTCGTTTATAGTTATCATAGCAGGCTGCAATGGATTTCTCTATTATCGCCTGTTTTTCTTCGTTTGTTGGCTCGATTGTGGGTTTAGGCACATATACCTTAGCCTGCTTTGCAATAGTTTGTTTATACTCATTGTATTTAGTCAGGAAAAATACAAAGTTTGAGGTTGATAACCCACCCACAAAATCACCATATTTAAGTTTGACTCCGTTCTGGAATGCCTCCGATACTTCTTTTAAGGTCATGTTTGCGAAGTCGGTTTTTATACAATGAGCAAGGTTACTAACCACAAAATCCAAATCCTCTTTTGTGGTTTTGAAATTCATGAACTTATAGGCCCATGATACAAGCAGCAAAAGTTGAGGTTTAATATCTGCAATGGCTATATGCCTGACTGGATTGGTGCGGACTATTTCATTATTCATTTCAAATATTCCTTCATTAGTTGAGCGGTTGCAGAATTAATTGACTTCGTGCGGTCTTTTATTGGAAACAAACCC